AGACCCATTGCCAAGTGGCAATGCCAGGGCCTGGGTAGGCCCGAACCGGTTTACGGCAAAGAACCAGCCGCGCCGGACACCCATCCCACCCCTTTACAGGGGCGGGTTAGTCCACTGCGTATATACTGAAACATACGTTGTCCGCGTTGACCAAGAGGCCGACTTTGGAAAGTCGATCTCGGAGGCATCCCGTTCAGCTTGTTGTTCTCGCTGAACACACTGCAAGGCGAAGAGCCGTGCAACTGTAGGTTTATGAGACCTGGAAACGCGCCACGTACTACCTCCCCCCTTATCCCCTTGCGGGAGACAGGAAGAGGAGTTCAATGCCAGATACAGACTGCCCTCGAGATAATCGTGCACCTGCGAAGGTACACGCTTCACGAAGGCCTTCAGCTTCCAGGATGGAGGCTGTTGGGTGTCCCGGCGGTCGCCTTTTAAGGGGCGGCTGATCCGGGGCCTAGTCTGATCCCATGCAGCCCATAAGCAACCAGGAACCCCATAAGGGCCCCAGTACGCGCGAGGTACCAACTTTCGTATCGCCGATACAACTTCGCGCCAACCCGGGGTTACCGGGTGACGTCCAGCGTAGGCAATAATCTGGTTGTGCAACTCAACGCACTCAGGGAGGCATGTTGGCAGTGATTCAATATAGAACGGTTTCACGTCTACACCGTTGAAGAAGTGCCCTCCGCAGGATTCCCTAAAGAATCCTGTATGGAAGGTCTTTTCGACATTGGTTGCGAATCCAACGAACGTCAGAAGATCGACGAGACGTTGGTAATGCTCCGAGGGTATGATAATATCGTCCCCGTAGACAGACACCGAACGCATCCCACCACATACTGCTTGGGCCAACGCGGCAAAGATCAATGTTTCGATCTCGAACGTGTACCCATTCCCCATAGAGGAGATCTTCTCATAAACGATAGTTGAACCATCAGGTAGTTTACCTGTGGGGCTTCGCAAGTCAAGGAGTACCTGCAGCCAATCGTCATCGAAGAGCAGCTCGCACAAGGCCAACGAGACTGAGTCACTTGCCGCCGATAAATCAATGGTAGCAAGATGGCCCAGCCTACTGGCTAAGCGCGCGAGATCCGAGGCATACTCGCTCGAGTCTCGGTGGAGAAGTCCTACTCGCTGCAAACGGTGCTTCACAAGA